CGACTGTAAAATTCAGTAGGCACAAAGAAGTTACGCTGAACGGAGTTGTGTGCTTCATCAAAGTAAATCGTATCAATGCTGATACCAGACTGAACAATCTTCTCCAGAGAATGATAAGTGGTGAAGATTAGCTTATTGCTGTACGATTGACGATGCCAGTTGGCAATCAATGCAGGTTTAGTGCTACTGAAGTGCTCAGTTTCACCACTATGAACATGATAAACAGCGACCATATAATCACTGGGAAGCATTTCCAGAAACTCTTTACAGAGTTGCTTAGCAAGGAGAATACGAGGAGCAACAACTACAGTAGTGCTGCAACCATGGTGCTCATGGTTCAGATAGTCCTGAATCATGCAGATGGTCTTACCGCCACCCGTGGGGATGATGACCTGTCCTTTGTCGTGCTTCAGCATTGCGTCAACCGCAGTCTGCTGATGTGGGCGAAGGGTGATGGTCAAGTGGGTGTCCCGTTCAGTATGGAGTAATTATAGCAGAGAACCGCCCCCCAGACAACCCAGTGGACGGTTCATAAACTGTACTTGACCGCTAAGGTGAAGCGGTGCCGATCCCTGAACGATGTGGCGCGGTGCATTATATTAGCATTGAATTTAATCATTCTATTTGGATATGGAAGAATCCCATGGATTTCATTATCAATAAAAAATTGAGTTTCTCCGTGCATTTCTATATTCCATTCTTCATTAGCATAGAATAAGAATGTAACACCATGGGAACCATCAATATGGAAGTATGGATTCTCACCAGGAGCGAAACAATTCACATACATTCTATCAATAGAATACTCAGTTACAAGATTCTCAGTCTTAGACTGAAACAGTTTGTAAATCTCACTTGTCTCAGAAATTTCATGAATCATCCCAGTAGGTATTGCACCAGGATAATCAACCTCCCCATAAGAATATGACGCCATCTTGCAGTAATCTACCACAGAATAACAATCGTCTTCAGTCAAAAAATTATCAGTTACTTCAACCATATCTTAACAATCTAAAATTAAATGAAAGTGTAATCCTTGGAATATCAGATAGTTTCTGTGGAAGAACCCTATGTTGCAAATATGATGGAAACATAATTAAGTCTCCTTCTTCTACTTGTGGAACAAAAAAGTCACCTACAAAGTCTTTATCTAAAGAAAAACTATGTGCTCTTATTGCTGATATAGGGTCTTGAAATTCTGCTGGTGTATGCACTTCTCTATCATAAGACAGATAGTGAATACATGAGAAGTGAATCTTTTGAAAAGGATCTGCTATGTGTTCGTGTAGTTCTTGATACGAACCCCTCTCATAATAGTTATACCAAATATCATCAGCAATTTCCCAAGTAATTTCTCTATCGAAAATCTCAGAGATTGCATCACTATAATATTTTTTTAGTAAGACATTATTCTTACCAACAAGAACTTCTTTACCTTTTGGTTCACCTTCAAAAGAAGTTTTAAGATTATCTGTTGCCCAATCTTCAGGAGAATCTAGTTCTGGAAGTGCTGCTTCTACACCAGAAACAATCTTTTCTTTTAGAAAATCATTATCTTCTATTCTAGTTTTATATACTGTAACTGGGAATATATTGTAAGCTAAAGCCATCCCTTCAAAAGCAACAAACAGAGTCTACTTGTTATTTGGAGTCTTGTCAAGTTGTTGGGTTTCCATTTTTGTTCGTTCCTTTATTTCCAAAGAATGATGTGATAGAATATCTACCATTACCTTCATAATATTCTGAGTCTTTTATAGTAACTTTTCTTACTCCATGCTCTACCCAACCAGGGAAGATAACCATAGAGTTGTTATCACATGAAATCTTAAAATCATATTCAGGAAAAATTAAATCTCCACCTGAAAATTTCTTTGGTTCTTTGTAGAAATACGAAAATGCTAAAAACTGGAAGTCTCGATCAGTATGTGGATCATAAAATTCACCATCGTGATAGTATCTTACTTTGGTAGTATCCCAATTACTAAACCGTGCTATTTTACAGCATGGATGAATCTCGGCAAAATTATCTAGAACTCCACAATTAAATAATTTTCTATTAACAGTTAAAATATTTGATATTTCCCTAGCATTTTCGTAAATATCATCTAGTATTAGTGCTTTTGCGTTGGTATTTTCAATAATACCACCATAGTCTTTTGCATCCATCAACTTCCCTGGTTTTGTTAGGAAATTTAGTTCTTCCCATATAAGTTCTAGTTCTGATTCATTGTAAAAATTTTCAATAACCATTAAGGGAAACGGTTCTTCATGTACTGTTGCTGCTAAAATTTCACTTTTCATTTTCTTCAAACTTTTTTGAATCGTTAGGTGTTGGTTGAATCCATCCCCAAGTAGTTGCGAGATACTTTGTTCCACCTATGGGAGGATTTCCTCTATGTGTATGTGTATACTGACATGGAAAGATAATCACATCACCAGTTGATGCTTTTTCTCGTTTATTGATATATAAAAATTCAGTTTCTCCCCCATCGAAATCATCATTTAAGTATGTTTGTACGACAAATGTTCTACCACAACTTAAATAATCACCATTTTCATAGTGCCAGGAATGAAATCCTGCACCTGCTTCAAGTTTTTTTATCTTACAATCGTAGATTAAAAATCTTCTCTGCCCTAAGACTGTATATTTTTCTAGATACTGATCTACACAAGTCTTTAACTTAGGGAACATCAATTTGTTGACTCTAGTTGCTGATGCAAAGTCAACTTCAAAATCAACATTTACATTGATTGCTTTTTGATCCTGTAAGTGTGGATTTTGTTCTGTCCTAAACAATCTTTGAGTTTCTTCAAAAAATTCTATTTCTTGAATAATTTCTCTACATTCTTGTCGCGTAAAAGTTTCTTTATAACGACAAATAAAATCGTCCATGATAAAAAATCATACTAATACTACTATGTATTAGTATGTTTCAGTTGCTGTTCCACCTTTTCCACCATCTCCATTGCTTTCTTTTTTATTTTTTCCACCGAAGGCATCTTGACCGTTCGCACCGTTGGAACCGCCATTGCCTCCACTTCCGCCTTCTGCCTCAGCGTCATCCTCTCCAGATCTACCCTGTCCACCAGTTGTCATATTTCCAGCACCACCACCACCATTACCACTACCACCCTTACCAGCAGGGAGTCCATTTCCTCCTCCTCCGCCGCCACCTTCGGCGTCGTTTCTATCACCCCAGTCATTCTGTTCTGCTCTAGAACCTCCACCACCTCCGCCGCCACCTGCGGAGATATATCCACCATTATTCAGTTGTGCTCCACTCATATATCTCAGACCATTAGATCCGTTTCCACCATCTCCACCACTAGCATTTCCTCCGTTACCACCTCTACCAACAACTTTTCCATTAGAAGAAACATCAATAATCATATCAGTTCCACTTGGCCAATAGTTAGTGTTACGGGTCTTAAATGCCCAATCACTCTCAGATGCTCCATTACTACTATATGTTCCAGTTATATTGATAAAAATTTTCTTTCCACCCTGCCATCCACTACTATTTCTACTAGGTTTTGATTTATCAATCTTACCTTGCTTTGTTCCAACAACAACTCCATCACCATAATTTGCTTGTGCAAGATTACCACCAGTACATTTAACAACTATATTTAATTGCTTACTATAAAAATCACTAAATGCAATTTGTCCTGATTGTGGAACACCAGTATCTAATGGTAAATTTGATAAGGATCCAATACTATCACTTACTCTATATCCGCCAAGTCCTCCAGCGGTTTCACCATCATTAGGAGTAATTCCAAATTCATCTCTAATTTGTCCAAAAGATATTGGATTTCCAGGTATAGGGGGTCCAGGTTGAAGTGCCATAGTTATTAGAAGCAATCGTTCCAGGTTGTACCATTCCAAACTTGAAGTTTGTTGGTATCTGTATTGTAAATAGCAGATCCTGAGGTTAATCCTTGTAAAGTATCTCTAAAAGATGAAGTCATATTCGGGAAAACCACTGGTCTTTGAGCATACTCCATGTCCAAAGAATTTTGAGGATTGGTTGTACCAATTCCTACACCACCTTGCTCAGTAACTACAAATTTATTTTGTGCTTCACTGTTTACATCAATAACAACATCACTTGCAACAGCATCTGCCGTTGCATTGCTTAAGACTTTAAGGAAAGGCGAAGACTGTCCATTTCCTGAGATGTCTAACTTAGTTATTGTAGATGCACCACCAACAAGTCTTCCTCTAATCTCACCATTTTCTACAGAATCAAGACCATCACCAGGAACACGAACTACAACTTCATTACCATCAGCGGATGTAAGATTTCCACCAACATTTACATTCAATGAGGATACAGATCCAAAATCCAAACTCCCACCAATAGTTAAATTACCTTCAACTTCCAAGTTCTCATTCAAATGAACATTATTAGTGAATGTTGAGATACCTTGGACGTGCAATCTATGTTGTGGATTTGTAAATCCGATACCCAAATTACCCTCATATGTGAGGGACATCATTCTTGTATCTTTATTATGCCAGTGGAAAGCACCTGTATCTAAACCGACAGGACCTGCCTGAAGATAATAGTTGATATTTCCATTACCATAATTTAAAAAATCTAGAGATTGTAATCCACTATATGGAGATGCACTGCCTTTATATGCATATCTTATTTGACCATTAGAACCAGTTTCTGTTTCTGAAGTTCCAATAGTAATTCTCGATTCACCAAAATCACTCCACAACTTTATAGTTGCAGGTATGGTGTCAGTTGTTGTGACACCAGAATTGGTTCTATCATATGCTCTGTTAATAAACAAATCGGCAGTATTTGATGTACTACCACCAATCTCTACAACTCCAGTCTTAAAATCTGTTCCAATACCAATCCGAGCATCTACTGTTGCTAAACCAACTTTTATTTGTTCAATATCTACAACAGCATCTGATGTAAGTGCTGTTGCTGTTGTTGCTGTACCAGTCAAGTTACCAGTAACATCACCAGTAATACCACCAATAAAACTAGATGCCGCAACTGCTGTCGCAGTTAATATACCTACAACAATATCTGGAGTTCCAGTTAAACTTTGTGCAGTAGATGCTGTTCCAACAACATCACCAGTAACATTACCAGTAACATTACCAGTAATATTTCCTGTGAATCCTGAAGTAGCTGTAATGAATCCTGCTTGAACATCGTCTCCAGTAAAAGCCTCTCCTCCAAATCTAGATGCGTTAACATTACCAGTTACAGTAAAACTAGATGGAAGTTTAGTTTCTAACAATATTGGAAGTCTATCATTAGAAAGTGTTCCAGATGTTATATTGTTTGCATCAAGAAGAGTTAAATCAGAACCAATACCAACAAATTTATTGGAAGTTGTAACACCAGTAATGAATACATCACCAGTAGAATTGATACCTACACCAGATGTAAATCCTACCGAAGTATTATCAGCATTACCACCTACTTGGAAAGTAAAACGGGGATCTACAGTCCCTACACCTACGTTTCCTTGAGCATAGATGCTTGTATATCCTAGTCCTGCATCAATATCAACCCATTGTGATGCAGGCATCCCTGTAAGAAATCTAGCATCACCATAGAAAGTAACAATTCCAGTTCCAGCAGCAGTAATAATACCACTGCTAATAGAAACACCCGCACCGATTGCATCAGTGAAGGTGATTGTAGTTACTCCCGCAGTTCCATTAACTTCTAAGAATCTAGAGTAAAGAGATGCTGCTGTTGCAAATCCAGAGATGGATGCATTTCCATCACGAACATCCAAGATTTCAGTCGGAATCGTTGTTCCAATTCCGACTAAACCAGTTGGACTTACTACCAGATTATCATTATCAACCTGGACACCATTACGAAAATTAAACTGCTTGTTATAATTCGCCATCTCTGGATGCGTCTTTCTAGTTATTTAGTCTCTCTTCAAGACTAGAAACCTTATCACTAAGTTCTTTAATTGCTTCAATCAGAAGTGGAACAATCTTTTCATATTTAACAGTTATGTAATCATGACCAACTGGTGCTGGACATACAGCCTCTGGAAGAACTTTTTGAACTTCTTGTGCAGAAACACCAACATGAGATATTTCTGTATCAAAACCAATAGTGGCGGCAGTTTCATTGAAGTTAAATGTAAATCCATTTAAGGAACAGACTTTATCAAGAGCATTGGTCAATCCAACCCTATTAGTCTTCAGGCGATCATCAGAAACAAAAGCAACAACATCACCTGTTACGAGTAACTCATGAGTACTCTCTTTGAATTTGATGTCATTATCTCTGTATATTTTACTATACGTTCCATCAGGTGTTCCATTTCCAACCACACACATTGGATGTTCATCACCAGGTGCATCCATTGCTCTTCCAATCAGAACTGCATCTGCTTGAGTAGCAGTACCAGCAAAATTAGTTGCAGTAACCGTGTTACCGTTTAAAGTAATATTATCAACTTTTGCAGATCCAACTACAGTTAATGCTCCAGCAATATTAGTCTTATCTAAGGTAGTATCACCATCAACGTCTAATCCACCATCAACGTCTAAGTCACCACCAACATTTAAGTTCTTTTCAATACCAACACCACCTTCTACAATAATCGCACCACTATCTTTACTATTAGATTGAGTAGTAGTATGGAAAATAGTATCAGAGAAGACTTCAACGTCTTCTGTCCCTTTGTTACCACTAAGTTTTAATGTACCAGATCTAGTTGTAATAAACTGGTTACCACTCGTAGAAGAACCATTATAATGACCGATTTGAATCATACCAATGTGTGCTTCGGCAAACGCTTTGGATGTAGATCCAAGAGGAACACCATAACCACCGTTTACAGCAGCATCTACAGTAGGTAGAATACCACTGATAAGTGACGTTGAAGCATCTGAATCACCTATCTCAATTTTGTTAGCGATATATGCTTCAGAGAATGGGAGTGATGAAGTACCAAGATATACATTCGCCGCACTACCACCACCAGGAGCACCATGAATTGCGGCAACCTTTGAACAAGATGTGTTACCTGGTTGTGCAGAACAAGTTTGATCAAACTGAATGGGACCAGGAGCATTTGCAACGACACCAGCAATACCTGTTTCTAAGGTATTCATCTTGGCGACAAGTTTACCGCCTTGAGAGTGACCAAACAGATAAACATCTCCAATAGTTTTGCTACCACCCTGACCAGCAATATATCCATTCAGAGAATCTTTAACCCATCCAACTGCTGCTCTAGTATATGCAAGGTTATCACCCATTAAGAATGTTGATGTCTCTGTACCAACACCAGGTAAATTATACTGATCTGAACTAGAAATATGGTCTTGAGGATATGCAGCAGAGAAGATAATCTTATCTCTTAGGTTAAGAGTATTTGGATTCAGGAAGTGATTAAGTGAACCTTCTGCTGCGGATGCGATAGTTCCACTAGCAACAGTTCCATGGAATACAACTACAACATCAATTTGACCTGCGGATAAACCTGTAGGAACATATAATTTACCCATAACTGGGTATGATGTACCGCCTACACTATGAGTTTGACCATCTGTTGGGACAATAGTAAACTGTTGATTTGCAATAGCACCAGATGGATTAGTTCCACCAACGGCATTTCTGATCGCTGCCTGAAGTGTAGCACCATTTGCATTTTGATTTGTAAATGCCGCGTGTCCTCCAGTAGCAACTGTTGTGAGAGATGCTGTAGCATTAGCAGGAATTCCCTGAACAGAAGTTACATAAGATTGTAACCAAGCAGGTTGATTGCCAGCACCTGTACCATCGTCTAGTGCTTGAGTGAATAGTATTGGTGCATTATGTGTGTTAGTCCAACTTTCAAGACCGATTGTATAGTATATTGATGAACCACCACCACTAGCAGGAACAAGACCCGTTTGGAATTCAGACAGACCCTGAACATTCAATGTTCCATTCAAATCTGTATCATTACAAACGAACAACTTACCACCAATTGCAACACCACCTTCAACTCTAAGAGCAGCAGTTTGTGCTCCTTGACCACTACATGCGGTAGGATTGCTGTTTGACTTGATATAAACTCTTCCAGCAGTTCTGAGTGAATCTGGTACACCATTCAGTACAAGAGTCTGTGCAAATCTAACATCACCAGTGAAAGTAACAGGACCATCAAACTGAGACAGAATCTGCTTAGACTTACCACCCTCAACCAGGATTCTTTCCTTAACAACAATCTCATCAAATACGACAGAGAGTCTGTTAGGATCTTCACCAGTTATGGTTGGAGTTGGAACGTCAAATGTCTTCTGCTCACCAGACTGTGCAGAATACTTGGTGTTACCAATGTAGAAGTCACCATCACTGTCCATACCAGTGTAGAGAACAGTACCGCAAGCAGTTTCTTGAGACTGTGAGAGAAACTCTTCATTTTCGCTAAGAGTCTTAACCTGAACCTGTGGAAGACCTGTAGAATAGTTACCAGGACCATAACCAAGATATTCAAAGGTATGACCAGATGCACGAAGAATCGAAGGTCTACGAAGTTCGATTGGTGCTAATTTAATCTTCTTAATAAGAGTATTAGTTGTATGAGTTTCAATAATGGTTCCCATAGAACCACGAATAACTTGAATCTCATCAAAACCAGTTCCAGTCAAGGAACTGGATCTAACCCTCATAATTTCATTATTTACTTGGATGTAGCATCCAACTGGGAATCTACCTTCAATTTTGTTAGATGTTCCGTTTGGATTCTGTACTCTAAACTGACCATCACCAACTCCAATAGATTGAGCGGTATATAAAGTCTCGTTGTCGTAGAATGTGTGAAGTCTAGTTCCAATATTCTCGCCAAGATTATCAGCAGAAGCATTGTTATCAGACAATGCGTGCTTCATAAACTGAGTAGCACTACTAATATTCTCTGTTGTGTTAATTGTGAATGTAATAGAAGTTGCACTAGTAACAAGATAATCACCTAAGTTCTCATTGCTTGCATCCAGAAGTCTTACTCTGTTTCCAGCAACAAGACCTACACCCTTTGTAGATGTAAATACATTTACAGTGCTTGATACTGTATGATTACTGATAGTACCAACTCTACCAACAACAGTTACATATTCACCAGCATTAATTTGTGGGTCATTAGCAGTCTTAACAATAGTGATTTGTCTCTTATTACTGGTTGCTGAAATCTTATAGTAACCACCAGTAGCAGTACCAATACCAGTTACCTGAACATAATCACTATTAGAGTCAGTAATATCAGCAGTATTTACAGTGATATTAGCAGAACCAGTTGTTCCTCCGATTTGTCTAGTATCAAAGTAAAGAATCTCACCATTGGTATATCCAGAACCTGATTCAATAATACTTACATTATCTACTTCGCCACTAGAGTTTACATTTACCTCAGCAGTAGCACCATCCCAAACAAGATTGAGTGCCTCAAGATTGCTAGGTGGTTGATTGTTATTATTGATAAGTCTTACATTATGGTAGACTCCAGGATTGTGTCCAGAACCACCAGAAAGTGATGTGAATGATGTAATACCAGATAATCCATGATCTTGAGATAATGTGAGAATAGGATTAACATTTGAACTTACTTCCGTAATCTCATTACCATAAGAATATGCCGTCATGAACTTGTCGGCAGTTTCTCTAGTAATACTTCTCTTCAGATCGTTTGTAACAACTTCTCCTAAAGGAGTTCTCTTAGCATAAGATACTGCTGCTGGTGGATTGGGATCAAAGTTATCTCTATCTAACTGTGGATAAAGATCGGTGATGTTTTGACTATACTTAATATCTCCAAATGTTCCGCTAGGTTGAGATATAGAATTACCAGCGTTCAGTACATACAGATAGAAAACACCATCTTGAATATCCTTGATGTAAGGAGTGATAACTTCTACACGATAAACATAGAGATTCTCCTGAGCATCATTTCTACTGAATGTAGGAATGGACTTATTTCTAATATTACTATCAAATGATGCATTTGCTGGAGCATGAGTAATATCGAGAATATCTACATCACCAGTGGTAAATGTCTTAGAATCTGGAGTACTCTTAACTTTGAAAGAACCATTAAATCCAAAATTATCTTTGGCGGTTACATTATCAGAACTAGTTACATTTCTGATTACAACAGTATCATTAATTTTTAAGTCGTGATCTCTTTCAGCAACAAATCTAATAGTATTTGTTGGGTTGCTATAAGTACAAGTGCTTATAAATCTTGGATTACGATCAAAATCGTATTCTCCTGGTGTAATATTGTTGGAAGGATCTGCTGTAAGTGAAATTGTTGTTTTAGTAAAATCAGTAGCAGACCTTACATTATTACTATTAGAATCTTGTAAAATAAATCCACTTACAGGATCTCTAGCATTTTCAAGTTCCTTAGGAACAACATAACGCAGTTTGTAAATCTTCTCGTCAATACTTCTTCCGTCTTCAATTCTCTTGAAGTATGAGATTTCAGAGTCTCCACTAATTCCTTCAAGATGAGTTTTAAGAGTGCTACCAGATTTTACATAAACAAACCAGTTACCTCGTACATAATCAAACTGAATTGGATGACCAGTTTCACCAACTTTCTTATCAGAGATTCTACTTTCAACTCTAATTTGTTCACCAAGGAAACTTGTGATATAAATTGGATTTGCTGCATCAGCATTGGTCTTTGATGACGCAATCTGGAACTGAGTACCTGTTAGAACAATCCCATCAGTTCTAGATGAGTTTTTAGATGCATTGACGACATAATAAACTTTACCTTCTTCCAATCCTTCTGGAAGGTCGCCAGTTTCACTAAAAACACGAATTGATTCACCGTTTAGGAGATTGTGACCTCCTACAGTATTATAAATTGTTTGTCTTCCAGTAGTATCTGAAGCAGGAGTTGTAATAGTAACTCCATCATATACCTTTGCAGATGTATCAGTACCATTACATACATTAGACAAAGGAGTTGGAGTCTCGTTGGTCATCAAGACCTCAGCAAAATACTCATTGCCGACAGGATCTCTGAGGTAGATTTTTTCACCTACTCTAGCACCAACTCTATATCCCTGAGAAATTGCTGGAGGTTCAATATCTAAGGAAGAATATCCTAACAAGTATATTCTTTGATCATCTGAAGCAGAAGTTATAAAGTCACCATCAAACTGAACCCATTCAATCTCTGCATCTATTGCATCAACAGATCTAGGTGTAACAACTCCAGTTACAAATCCCTTGTCATCTTTGTTGAAAGCATCCTTCTTAAATCCATCGGAAGCCAGCGAGAATTGACCGAAGTTGGAGTTAGAGTTAGTGATGGAAGCGTCACCACCACTTAAACACTCAAAGTGCTTATGGAAACCAATAGCAAAGACCGAAACGATCTGAATGACCGCATCGTTGGACATCTTAATGTGAGTCGTCTTCCAACCATCTCTATAAACAGCATCAGAATCTAAGTGGAAGACATTAGCATTATTGGTTGCTGAAGACTCGGAAGAAAGTTTGTCTCCAGTAACTTTTATGCTACCATTGAGACCACTACTCCACTGTCTGTTAGACTCATTATACTTAACGAACGCACGGTCATCTTTTTGAAGAGATACAGCAGTGAACTGTGCAACAACCATAGAACGGAATCCATCTGCTCTGGATCCATCGGCGTGCATACCATTCATGCCATAGACAGAACGGAGAGAGCAGTTAAAGATGTATGGAGATGCACCAGATACGGTATCAGTCTCAATAACAACTGCTGCACCAGCACCAGGAGCAAGACCAGCACCCTGACCAGCAGGAAGGTTAGATCTTACAAATGGGAGTGCATATGTGAATACAGTATCACTAATAACTTGAACAACTTTTGTAGAAATATTGTAGTCTTCTACGTTAATATTCTGAATCTTGATTGGAGTTCCAGAGTTTAGACCGTGAGGAGTCTGAGTTGTAACTGTAACAACAGTTCCAGGGGTTGCACCATCACCAGAAATAATATTGGTGATAGTAATTGGGTCAGCAGCAAATGCACCAACGATTTCAAATTCTGGGCGTTGCTTAGCAAAAGAACCAGGAGATGCTGGGAACTTCTGGTCAATTTCTCTACCAGATGCTCTGTTGAAAGCGTTACTAACCTTGCTATAGTACATATCAAGGTCGGTGAGTTGATATCCACCTGGGATATTCACACCATCAGCATACTCAAAACAGGTAAGTTTGTGGTGAGAGAATGTGGGTTTGGAGCGATTATTGACTGAGAAATCTCTTGGATCGGTATATACTAATCCAGACTCATCACCATCAAAGAAAGTAAACTGCCAGAAGTAACATGCACCAGTGATTCTGAAGATTGCACTATTTGGTGCATCTAAATCTGTTGGGTTTGGAACATACTTTGGTCTAACCTTAGTCTTTCTTAAATCTAGACCAACAATCGAAGTACCACGAGGGATAATGATACCACCATTAATACTGTTAAACTTATACAGGATATTATCTTCCTGTGTAAGGTCAAAATTAGAATTGAGAGTAAGTGTTAACTCTGTCTGAGCATTAGTTTCGGAACCGCCAGGAGCAACAGAGATTGCATTTCCGTTTGATTCCTTGATAGCATAACCAGGTCTATTATCAATCAGGTGCTCACCTGGAAACACAAGGATAGTAGTCTTTTCTACCAGGTCGTTATCATCACCTCTCAGATAAGAGAATCTTGCTGACTCCAGCAATGCTCTCTGGATAGTCTTGAAGGGTTTAGTTAATGAATTACCCTGGTTTTCAATACCATCAGTAGAGTCAAGGTCGTTAGGGTTAACGTATAGAATGCGACCTTCGGCATTCTTGATAAAGTTCTCAAGCTTATTAAGAGGCATCTTATTCTGACAACCGTTAGATTTCTATGTTTTATTTATCCCCTTAAATCTTCCTCGTCAAAATAGGATACTAAGTCTTCTGGAAGTATTTCTGGGTTTGAAATCTCGATGTTATCAAAGCAAGGATGGCATTGTTCTTGTATCAAGTAGTTTGAACCTTTATATAAGTCTTCTACTTCAAAACTTCTATTAGTATTTGCTTCCTTTACTAAATCCTGATCCCACAAATGTCCAACTGGGAGTTCATCAAATGTAAAAGGGATATCATTTAAGAAGTACATCTTGACAATCATTCTCTCGTCATTGTACCAAACAAGAGAGGAACTGACTTCAAAAGTGTTCTTCATGATACCCCTTTTTAGGTATTTAGTGCGAGTGGGGGGACTTGAACCCCCACGGGATTAACTCCCAACAGATTTTAAGTCTGGTGCGTCTACCGATTCCGCCACACTCGCAAGGCATTACACTTATCCTTATGCTATATGGGCGCTACACCCAACATACTGACAGTTTGTAATGGAGCAAAGAGAGTAACCAACTCTCAAGATCACAGTGTGGTTAGCACCGTCGCGGGCGAGCTCATTCCCCGTCTAATGCTTCCTGAGAGGATCGAACTCTCCTTAGGCAAATTATGAGTTTGCTGCATTCACCAGATTGCTAAGGAAGCAGATAGGAACGCCGGGAATTGAACCCGATTCACTCCGTTATAAGCAGAGGGCATTAACCAATATGCGACATTCCCGAATACATCAATCAGCGTCGTTGTTTTCTTCTGTGTGTATTCGTATGAAATCTGCTTCATCAGCAGGCATCATTACTGCTGCTTGACCATCTTCTCTCACTATACCGATGGTTTCTCCGTTTTCGACTCTCGCAAAGAGATTATCAAAATTATCTTCCCATTCTTTGAGGGTGAATACTTCCATATTACTCCTTGATTGCCAGATCAGCGTATTCGATTTGATCATCATTGAGGTTATCAGTGCAAACCTCCAGCACACTCATAAACTGCTCAGCAGTTTCACATTCTACCATTTTTTCATCTCCTTCATCACTCAGGAGGAGAAAGGAACGAGTGCAGACATCAATGACGACACCAGCAACATAAGTTTCGTTCATGCGCTTGTTTTGATTACCTGTATATTATAACGCCTTTTGGGTTGGGCGTCAAGCGGTAGGTGCCCTCAAAAAACCTCTGGATAGAATTCTTCATAATACCATCGGTATTCTTGTACTATGTATTCTGTTATTTCTGAGTTTAATTCTGTATAAATTTGCTTTAAATTTTCGATTCTAGATTTTATTTTATGACATCCATAGGGTTGATATGGATTATCATAAAATGGAATTTGATTTATATTATCAAAATCGTGATTGAATTGTTCTAAATCGAGAAAATCATATATTTGATTCATAGTATCTTGGGGGTCACTAATCAGATTTTCATATTTCACGAAAAAGATATTATTCTTACAAGATTTCTTCAAATCAATCAATTCTTTTAAAGAAACAATACCTTCCTTTAAAAACCACAAATTTAGAATATCATCAACTCTTTGTTTCAATAAATTTTCTTTCAAATCATAATTGAAGTTATTTCTATCCACAATATAAGAGTTATTGTGTATTTTTTCAAAAGAATTAACAACACCTCTTAAATCTCTAATAATACAAATCGATTTTGTATTTGGAATTATTTTATAAATGTAATCAAATTCTTGTAACCAGGTTCTTGATTTGTCCAGAAATATTTGATCTGGTGATTTCATAGAATCAATCCATGCTTTTGTACCAGACATGCAAAATTGTTTTGCACAATTATGATATTGTTGATATGGAATTTGCTGTTGTGATGTTGAATCTTTTAAAATTTCTTTTGTATTTGATATAAACAAAGATAAATCAGAATCCTGAGCAACGAAGAACATTGGATTTTGTGCCATCACATTCATAAGAAGTGTGGAACCAGATCTAGGTAGTGAAGTCAATGGTACAAGGTCTATCATCGTCTCAAGGTTGCTATGTATTTTGGTCTGTAGTCAATGATTAAATGTATTCTATCTTTATCGCTGCTATTTGCAACTGAATGATTTTTTTGATTATTAATTTCAACTGCAATCCCTTCCTCAAAGTTATACTTTCTTTTTCCTATAGAAAATTCAACCCGACTGTTAGTTACTAAGGGTAAATGAATTCTATGACTTTGTTCAAATCCTTCCCCAATATCAGAATGTTCCTTTATCAAACCATTTGATTTTAGTAAAGAAAATTGTATATTATTTGAAGTCCCAGAACCATATGATAAGTGAAGGCAATCAATTAAATCTTTTGAGCATTGCATAAACATCTTTAAAAGATTTTCATCTAAAACTTTACCGTGTTCAACTATGAAACAACTATCACAATTTAAGAAATAAGAATCCCTATTATATTTTTTATTGATAGAAAATTTTAGATAACTCAAAAAATGAATTAAGTCTGAAATATCAACTCTCCCCAGTCTTTTATAATATTCGGGTTTATTTGGTAGCATCTGATATATCAAAAGAATATGAAAAATTTATGAAATCTTCAAAGTAAATATGCTTTACTAATTTTATTATATCATAAGTATATGAATCTATCATTTCTTCTTTAGAATATTTCCCAACTCTTAATTTTGGTAACTCAACTTCCAAATCCTCTTCAAGTTCATTAAATTTTTCAAACTTATATACCCTAGACAGTGAGCGTTTTCCAAAAGTATAAAATGACTGATTGTAAATCGTCATAGGTGTCTTTGATGTATTCTTTTTTATTCGAACTCGATGTAAGAAATCATAGAAAGATATATTATCATCATTTTGTAAGACATAGTGCTTATAGTAACTATATGCCCTTGTATATGGATTTCTAACCATTGTAAAAGTAAAAACATTATTGTCGATAATGTTATTTTCTTCCATATCAAAATACGGATCATGTCCCATTGGCCAACTTCTTTTCCAATCATTGTGACCGACATGATTCAAAAATTTAGTTATTGATGTTCCACCAGTTTTTGGAATGTGTATGAATAATAATTTCATAAACAATTTCTAGATCTACGAATAGGCAAAGCATCTCCATTAATAGTTAAGTCATGAACAAAGAATACTAAAGTCAATCTATCTTCTCCTGTTCCAGAATAAAAAGATGGAACTCCATGATATTGACCAGATTCAAATAACACCAGTCTATTAAATACATTCTCGACTTTTACAGTTTCTACAAACTGACTATTGTTCTTTTCTAATGCTTCAGAGTACTCCTCATCAGATATGTATTGTCCTGTATAATATTTTCTCTTCTCTTCAACAGAGAACTTTAGATTATCACAAGTTGGTGCATAAATTGACGTTCCAGTATTTGGTGGAAAGTTTTTATTCAAATAAACAACACCAGAAAAAAATGAATCATTATCTGGATGTATCCACCCTTGACTCATATTTTCATACTTAGTTTTCCCATAATCTGGAACTCTTTGAAATGTCGCTTCAACCGTCCAATCTACGGAACAATTTCTATAATTGAAAAATAATGAGAATAGTTTTTTACAAAATACATTAAAAAGTTCTTGATTTAGTTCACTCAATTCAGTTGTTCTAAGACCTGGCCAATCACCACCTTCTGCTTGAAAAAATTCTTGTTTCAAAGCATATTCTCTGATAATTTCTGGAGTCTCAAAGAAATTATCAAATATAGTCACTGGAAACTTTTTCATAATAAAAGAATAATTTTAAGTGCTAATAGTTTTTGATGGCCAAGTTATACTTAAATCTAGTTGTCCTAATTCTGAAGCGTTAGAACACGCATCTATTTCGGCATGTTTTTGTAGTTCTAAATCAAAACAACTTTGTGTATATGTGTCGATAAAAGTTGATATGTCTTTTAACTGTTGTCCTGTTATCTGAGTTGAACCGTTTACAAACTTCCAATCAAGAGTACTAGTAAGATCACTGATACTCAATAATTTAAAAGTGATAGCATTTTTTGTCCTTTCATTTGATTTTAACTGATAATCGCCCCACAGTAAAGTATCTGTTTCTGCATCATATCTTTCAGCAGCAACAATGTCCTTAACTACACTCTTACTCATGTCCAACCATTCGGGCTGAAAATAATATCCACTAAAATCAAATGTGCTTAGTTTTACCCACCCAAATCCACGATGACCTGCCCAATCTAAATCGGCAAGTTTTTCTTCACTTAAAAATGGAAGACCTTGAATATTTCCCCAATTTTTTGGAAGTTTTTGAACAATATTATCAACCCTTCTTAAATCGTGATTGATAAAAACATAGAGATTATTCATCTATTTCTTTACTCTCAGGTTGCTTTGATTCAAGTTTCTTTTGATCTTTTGAGTCCTTTGTAAGATGATCTTCGCCAAGTTGCCAGGCAGCAGCACCTTTCCAAGCAATTTTGTCGAAACTAACTTTTTGTTCAATAACTTCTTCCCATCCCCTCCAAGAAGCGAAATCACGTTTTGGTCTCATAGCAATTTCAACACCAATACCAGCAGCAAGTTGTTGAATAATCTCTACTGCCTCAATGGGTTGCATTTGAGCATAAAGATATGTGTAATCTGAACGTAAATTAACTTCAACAACACCACCAAATGCTGTTCCTACAGTAATAGAACGAGCACGATGTCTGGTTGATTCTAGAGAATCAAGTTCATTCTGCTCATAGGTTTCATGAATTTTTTCACGAACTTTTGATTGTTCTTCTTGTTTCTTTCTAGTCATACCATAATACTAATCAAATGATATTTAGTTATACACCCCAAGTTATAGTGACAAATCCCCCAGGAGCAACTGTGATTGGATAAGAAGTATTTGGTGTAACTGCTACTGGATAAGATGTTGTTGGAACAGCAGCAAATCCTGGTTGTCCCTGAACCTCAGACCCATCAATTCCATCAGAACCAACACCTCCGGCACCTCCCCCAAAACCTGGTTGTCCTGCGAATCCTGCACCTCCCCCAGAACCTGGATTTCCAGAATTTCCTGGATTTCCTGGACCACCAGAATTTCCATTAGCAGAGGAACCACCACCGCCACCGCTACCGCCAGCACCACCGCCGCCTCCGCCGCCTCCACCAGAACCACCTTGTCCAGCAACAGCGGGGGATCCAGCACCACCTTGCCCGCCAGTTCCACCTTGTCCACCAGGACCTCCTGGAGATCCACTATTACCTCCACCTGGTCCACCAGAACCTCCTGGAGATCCACCTCCAGCATTTCCACCACCACCACCACTATTTGATGATCCTCCTCCACCAGGATTTCCTGCTTGACCATTACTTGGTGGACGATTACCAGGACTTCCTGGTGATAATGATCCTCCTACATTAGCAGTTCCTCCAGAATTGTTATATCCTCTTGTACCAGCATTTCCTCTTGCACCACCCCCACCAACACCAATTCCACCCTGACCAGCATTTCCATGTTCTCCACCAGAACCACCCTGACCACCATTTGCTGTTCCACCAGTTCCAGCATTTCCCGAATTACCAGGATTTCCTGGATTTCCTGGATTTCCTGCAGGACCACCCGCTCCATTATTTCCGGGATTTCCTGCAGTACCACCCGCTCCATTATTTCCATCTTGACCTGCGTTTCCTGTACCAGCAGCACCTCCAGCACCACCAGCAAATATGACACCGAAAGCGGAAGAAAAATCTCCAGATTGTCCTGCTATTCCAGTATTACCTGGTTGACCTAAATTTCTTCCAAATCCTGGTTGTCCAGTAACACCAGGTTGAGCTCCAGTTCCAGTAGGTCCAATTTGCCCTGGTTGACCAGATTGTCCTGCATTGAAAGGTCCTGCTAAACCATTTGGTGCAGGACCTCCAGTACCATTATCACCAGATTCACCATTAGGAGCATTACCTGATGGTCGTCCGGGTTCACCATTAATTGGGGTATTTGGTCTTGCCTTTCTACCATATCGACCATAGTCACCGACCGCACCACCGCCGCCACCACCATTAGGGGAAGGACTTCCTGGATTTCCTTGAGGGTATGAAGTAGTTCCATTCTGACCATATGATGGTCTGTAGGGGGGTCTTCCTCCGCCACCTCCACCACCACCTGATCCGCCACCGCCGCCACCGCCGCCTTTACCAATAGCAGGACTACCTGGTTGACCTGGATTTCCTTGACCAGCATTTCCACCAGCACCACCAAATCCTGAACCACCAGGATTTCCTGCTAATCCAAAAGTTCCTGGTTGCCCAACATTTCCTGCTAGTCCTCCTGTTCCACCTTGACCAGGTTGACCTGCATTTCCTTGTCCTCCAGCACCAGTAACACTTACACTACTAATTCTAGATGGAACAGTCCATGTACCTGAAGAAGTAAACGTAATAGTTCCTTCAGTATCATAGAGTGGTGAACCTAAAATTTTCTTGTAAATTGACATATTACTTATTCGTTATGAAACCAACCAGTAATGACGTATTTTGCTTGATTACCATGAACAACGTTTCCTCTATGAGCATGTGTATGACCTGCTGGCCAAATAAGACAACAATTTTCTTTAGGAGGAATTCTCAATCTTTGATATAAAAATTCTGTTTCACCTGCTTCATCAATATCATTTAAGTATATCATGTATGCAAGACTTCTATTTGAAGATTCGCGATTACCTTGTTCATGATGCCACACATGATATCCAGAACCAGGATTTGTTTTTTGTATTTTTACGTTAGTGCAACGTATATCAATAGATTTTAATACATCATATTCATTTACATAATCATCAAAGCAGTTTTGTAAGCAATTCCAAAAAATATTTATTGACCTATTTTCACCAAAATAACCAAAATCATGATTCCTTAAGTTGAAAAATAGATACTCATCATCCTTTTCAACTTTAAGAGATCCCTCATCAAACTGCCTGCTTTTTACACCACCACAACTATTTTGGCGATTAATTTCAAACCATTTTGTGATATTTTCGCACCAACCTTCGGGAAAAACATTGGTGTACATCCCAATAAATTGATTATAAGTTGCATCCATAATATTGTTTTAAATTTATATATTGTAATCTCTAATTGGTAAATGACCTAACCAAGTAGAACCATTGTTGTAAGTCACAAACACCCATATATCAGTCTTACCATTTGTATCAGTTCTAGTTGGAATGCTACCACCAGAACTATCTGGCCAATATATGTTATTTGGCCAAGCAATACTTAAAGAACCAGCAGAATTTTTCAATTGTAGTATGAAACTATATGCTCCAGTAATATCTTCGGGCAATGTAAAACTAAACTGGGTACTTTCATTTAATGTAGCAAGTACATAAGAACCATTTTCTAATTCTAGATTTGCTTGTGCTCCAGTGTTTCCATATTCATATACTTTCTCTGTAGGGTTTACAAGAGTTACATTATTAACGGTTGTGTTGTTAATAATAGAACCAGCACCACTATCTTCTCCGCTGCTACTATTAGAAGCAAAAGTTACTGGTGCTAAAAAATTCACCTTTGCAGCAAATGTATGCTCAGTATTAGTTTGACTGGATGTAAATTGTGATGACATGTTATAAACCTACAGCTGCTTTAGCAGCAGAAAGTGCTATATCTCCACCAGGTATACCTGATAGATCTCCTATCGACTTTTGAGCAACAGCCACTGCTAGACTTGCAGTAGGTCCACCTGCAGCAGCAGATGCTGCCCTAGCAATATCTTCTGCATTTAGACCACTATATACCTGATTCAGGAAAGACTTAATGTTATCCTCTGTAGCAATACAGTCTGGTCCATAAGAGTGTGGAGCATCACAATATGCTTCTTTTGCCTTAATATCAAACTTTTGACCAACATCAAAAGTAGCATTACCACCACACTTAAATTTAATATCTTCCTTTGCTTCCATAATGATATTAGCACCCTTGATCCTAATATCACCATTTTCTTGAGCAGTGATAACTACACTGCCTTTCATACCACTAATTACAATATCTACACCACCACGGTCATTCTTTTTTCCGCCGCCACCAATGATTTCAATTGTTTGATCATTGTAGATATGATATACACCTGCCTGATTCATACCACAGAGTGAAATATCACCCGTATCAGTATGAGCATACTTTTCATATACACCAGCACCAAGAAATCCATTCGTAGGATTGTTTACATCAATCCTAAACTCTGGTGTATATGAAACAATTTTCCTCCTAGCCCAATTATTAGACATTTATTATTCCTCCTGCGATATTTATTCGATACAATCAATAACTTGCTTAACAACACCCTGCAATTCTGCTGGTCTTGTTCTAAGTCTAGGTCTCAATATAGCACCAGATCCTGTCTTGGAGTTGATAGTATACTCTACATTATCAATAATTGATGCAAATTCTAGAATTTGAATTGGATTACCCTGATCATCAGTCGAACTTACAGGAGTTCGAACAACATCTATTATACTTCCATCATCATCAGTATTGATATCATATTCATTACCATAGTTGTCTATAACAGTATCATCTTCTGGATCATATCCACCTCCACCATCAATAATATTTGGACCATTTTCATCATCCAGAACGTAATCCTGTTCATCATCTGAAGGTGTATAGTCCTGACCTTCAGTTACAAGATAGATATCCGTAATTTCTTGATAGGTATCAGAATCGGGGTCATAATCAATAACTGCTCTAGCAGTAGCACCAAATCCTTGTCCACATTCATCAACAATCTCAACAAATGGTGGGAATGTATATCCGCCTCCACCATTTACAAGATCAACACCAATCATACTTCCAGTCAAACCTCTACCGCCTTCGGCAATTTGAAGGATAGCATTAGCAACACCACCTTTACCTTTTCCACCACCAAAGATTTTAATTTTAGTTCCACCACATCCACCAAGTTCTGGGGGACCAGCATAACAGTTACCAAGAACACTCTCAAATCCAGGAGCAGAAACACTTGGATTTGCAAAGTCAAACACACCAAGAGAACCAACGTCTCCAGCAATATCTTGAAGTGCATTAATCGGTAGTTCAGCAAGTGCTTTAGCTTCATTAGCAACTGCTAAGATTTCTTCTACAGGAACACCAGTCTTATCACTACTACCCTTACCAATCACCCACTCTTCAGAAGCCAAATCAAATTCTGGAGCAACTTCATTACATCCAAGTTTATCGGCAAGACCCAAAATTGCTTCAGCAGTACTACCAAGGAATCCTGCAACACTGAATCCTCCAGAGATTACCTCTAAAGCGGACATAAATGGTTTGAGAAAACTTGATACACCACCAATAATATGGTTCATCAGAGCACCAACAACTTGATCTCCAATACATTCAACAAAGTTGAATACATTCTCTGCTACATTTGTTAGTACACCATTGATAATGTCTCCAAGACCATTGATAATATTATTTGCTATGCACGGAATAGCATCAGATAACTCTTTTACTGGACCAATAAGTAATGCTTGAGCAATTGTTCCTGCTTTTGTTGCAATAGGATCACTTTGTGTTGCGGCAAAGACGGTTGCGTAAACACCATCAAACAATACCTGCAATCCACCATTCAATACAGGAACTAAAGCATTGGTAAGATTTTTGGTCATGTCACCAACGACTTTCATAGCACTCTTTTGAATACTAGCAGTCATACTATCAATTTCACGCATAATAAACTGTCTTGCACCACCGACAGCATCTTTTACATTAGCAGTAATAGTTTGAATTTTAGAAACAAAGTTTCCAACCTCTGTTTTAATTGTTCTAACAGCACTAGCGGGATCTGAAGAACCTGCTAATACTTTCTGACCAATCGCAGGTGAAGCAGATTTTAATGCTGTTTCTGTACTTGCATTTTGACCTGTCTTTTCTCCTACTTTATCAGCAGTCTTCTTGTCAGTTGCAACAGGAGAAACTTGGGATAAAGAACTCTGTTCATTTGACTGACTATTTGCAACAATACCACCATCGTTCTTTACCTTCTCAGTATTACCTGAAAAGGGAACAAAGGGTGAAACAAATTCGTTAGTTGGAACTTGAGAAGTTCTTCCAAAGACTCCCATGATGACAGGAACCTGACCATTATCACCATCAAGGAAGAATCCAAATACAGTATCACCAGGAGCAATAGAAACTGATGTTGCCCTATTCTGAGCACCAGAACCATCAGTGGTTCCCATCAAGATGGTTGCCCAAGGTAAGTCCTTATTAGGAAGTTCTACAACACTGTATGGATGATAACCAAGAATACGAACCTTGATACGATTGCCCCATCCACCACCATTCTGCTGAAGGTCATAGTCTTCACCTTCAGGGGGAATTTGTCCCACCCACCAGCGGAACCCATCCCGCCCCATAAAATTAGTTTTTAAAAATGACTCCTCTAACATTATTTTTCTTTATTGTTTGGACTAAATTGACCGAAAGTATCTCTGACTAATTTTGCGGAAGTATATGATCCTTTAGAGTCAAAATGGTGACATAACTCTTTAATCATATATAGACCACTTTGTTCCCGATCATACTCCTTATTTTTTTGAATTGTCGTAGCAGGAAATAAACATTCAATAACGTTTCCTGCTTCTAAATTAGTATTACAAGCAACAGTAACAGTAAGAGTTTGTGTGAATAGTGTATTATACCTCATCAAAGATTGAGATTGAAATTCAAGACCATCAGCATTCTTTTCTGTTGATACTCCAACCTCAACCGTTCCTAAATTAACAATACCAGTCATTATCCTGGTAGGAACATCACCAATAGATTTATCAGGATCGTCAGCAAACTTTGGAAGTTCCATCTTACCACCAAGATTTCTTGAATTATCAATGTAATCACTTATCTTAAATTGACCTTTTTCTGGACCAGTAAAGGCAAAGTTCAGTGGATTAAAGTATGCACGGAAACTAGAATATGCACCAAGACGAAGTTTCTCAAGCATATTCTGATTTCTATTCGTCACGTATTTAATAATCTGAAAATCTTGTGCTTCTTTATTGGGATTTACAATATCAGTAGCATTATATGTTACTTTCTTTTCTTGAGAAATAAGTTTATCCAAAGACTTGAACTTATATCCACTTTTAGTTTCATAAAAACAATAACCAGCAGTTCCACTTCCTTCAACTTCTGGAACACCCTTTGATGCTAACCAGGTCAGCACAGTGAATGGTTTCCTCATATTACCAATGAACCCATACTTGTTCATTGTCTTATCTACTTCCACAGTCTTTGGAGTTCTCAAGTAATCCTTGATAATCTTCTCAGCAGAAACTGAGATTGGAGAAGACGTTGGAAACTTTACAGGAACTCTAGCAGTTTCATTGGTGATTGCTTCTCTTGAGCAGAGATTGAGAACAAATGATTCTGATTGATTATTACTGATTACATTGGTTATACTGGAGACATAGAAGTATTGACTCCTGTCTGAGAAATCTAGTTTATCTTTAATCCTAATAGATACTCTCTCACCACCCCTTAAAGGTAATCCTTGGTATATACCTTTTCCATTGACGGTATTACCAGTGTTGGTAATCACCATTTTCAGTGTTATTGTTGGTGAGAAGATATCTTCGTAATAATCAATTGATTGAACACCAAGTCTTAGATCAACACTAGTTGACCCATCATTAGATTCAATAAGTATTTCTTCGTAAATCGAAGGATCGGACAGAGACATTATACGTACTCTAACTCTCTAAGAAGTGCTTTTGTGATAAAACTATTTAACGTAGTTCCCGTAGGGATACTTAAGTCTGCACCACCTTTTGCTCTTTGTGGAGGAGTTGGTGCTGAACCGCCACCAGTTGGAATTGGAACTGTAATAACCTGACCTTTCTTCTCTGGTGTTACTCCTTGAGCAACATAAGTTCTGTTACCTGTTCCTTCAACATTAAGTGTGTTTCCACCTTTTCCACTAATTGTAGGAACATTATCCGCCTTACCATCAAACTGCACCCTAGACAGACGAATCAATGAAACATAAGGTGCTGGAACCATATCAGGTGTTCCTGATGTCCACGCTACACTATTTGCTTCTAAGTGAATATGTGGTCCAGTAGACCTTCCACTATTACCAGTAATTGCAAATGAAGTTCCTGCAGGGACAGTTTCTCCTGACTTTCCAATAAGAATCTTACTATTGTGTGCAAATCTAAGATGAACTCCACGAGAAGGAACGTGCAAATCAACCACATATCCATATCCCTTATCATATCTGGAGCCATCTACTACAGCATCTGCGGTTAAAGAGATGTATAATCCTGCAGCACAAGCAATATCAATACCTTTATGAGGAGCGTTTCTAAAACTCTCCTGCATTCCCATAGTTGATGTTATAATCGCATTCTCACCAAGAATGTTACTAACATCATCATTAACTCTATACCTAGTGCTCTGGTCAACCTGAGTTATTTCTGGTTGAGATCTTTCCAGAGCACTAGCCGCTGCTTTTTTGGCGCTAACCATATAGTCTCTATACTTACCAGACTTATAAACAGACCAAGCAGCATACCCTTGGAGTTTATAGATTTCATATGCCGCTTTAGCATTTGTAAGAGGGTCAAGTAATTCTTCATTAGATTTAATACCAAATAATTTTCTTCTTTCGGGACCCATATCCCCTATCATATTAATCTGCCATAAACCATAAGACAGATCACCAGTGTTTGGATTATTGTTTAAAGCAGCACTATCACCTGACGATTCCGCCATAGCAATAGCAGTCATTGTAGCAATTTTATCTTCTGGAAAACCTGCTTTTCTAGCTGCTCTAGCAATTTCTTCTTGATTAAATGTGCCTCCAGTTGGAACATCACCATCAAATTGACGACCTTGATTTCCAGAACCAGGTTCTTCCTTCTTTCCAGTCTTAATTCCTAGCAATTGTTTTATACCATCACCAAGATAATCAAGAAGATTGAAGGTATTAAAATCTTGGATCATTTGTCTAAAATCTTGTTCAAATCTTCGAACTCCATTTTTGACTTTACCTGATGCTTTATCAACTTCAGTCTTTTGGGCAAAGAAATCAAAACTCATCAATTTGGTAGCAATATCACCAAGATTGGAAGTAAACCCAACGAAGAAATTTTGTACTCCCTCAAACCAGTTCTTTAAAATACCTGCAGCTTGCTGTATTCTTGTAGTTAAATCTTGAACTGCATCAATGATGACTGGAAGGTTGGTAACAATCCATCCTACCAGAATAGTTCCAAGGAAGTCCATAATTCTTCCAAGAAATCCTTTGGTGCTACTTCCAATAACTTTAGATGTTCTCCTGAAAATTCCTCCAACTCTACCTGCTTCAATTAAATCTTCCTGCTCTCTTCTTCTAACCGCCTCTCTTCTTTTTGAGAAGAGTTGACGCCTTCTCAGTATAGCATCTTTTTTTAATTTATTGCCGTCATTTAAATTACGTATGATAGTAGATGAAGTACTATTAGCAGCACGAAGACTAGCACCAAAAGCATTGATGGAACTTTGTATCCCTTCAATGCTGTCGCTATTTTTAAGTAGTGATGTTTTTATCTTCGCCATCAGACTCCTACCACATTGAAGTTGGACATAGCACCAAAGGTATACATATTATCATCATTACTAGTCGCATACATTTCAACACCACCAATTGGACCACCAGAAACAGGTACTGGTTGGGATGGTGCTCCACCACCAGCAGAAACAGGCATTGGAACAACAGTCACACCAGGTTCTTCTGGTGCCTGAGAAACTCTTTTTGCTACATCTTTACTCTTACTCAATGATTGTAACATTGATGGTGGAAGAGTTCCATACTTACCAATATACTGTTCCTGTCTAATGTATTCTAAAGTTTCTGGATCAGTTACCTTTTGACCTGCCGTATTTGCTTCATAACCAATAGGTTTTGATAAATCAATCTCACCAAAACCCATATCAAATGTGGTTTTGGTTTCACTCTTCATAACTGGTTTTGGTTCTGGAGTTCCTTCATTTCTTTCAGATCCACCCATTGCCTTAATAATGCTTTCAGCACTATTAAGTGATCCTTTGATAGATTCAATAGATTTTAGACTGTCTCCGCCAACATTATCTTCTTCATCACCGATGATTTCTCCAGGATTTGGGAATATATCCGCAGGGTCCCACCATTGATTTTTAGTTGGTGGTTGTTCTATATTATTATCATCTGCAGATTTATTACTATCATCGATAGGATCGGGTGGATCATCTCCCTCTACCCTTCCTATAGGGTCTTCCCCTTCACCTTCACCATTATCTACAGGTTCTGGTTTAAATGGTGAGGGAAAATTAAAACTTTCTGCAGCGGCATTTACTATATTTTTACCTACATCTTTAATAAATTCCAACAACTGTCGTCCAGGTTTTGTAAACAATCCAACTGCTGCAACTGCTAGTAGTTTTACACCAAGAAGTGAGAATGTTCCTAGAATAGCACCGATTGCTAATTTTACTCCAACAAATATCCCAGCAATAATAGCAAGATTCTTGAGAACATTATTTCTAATTTCTTTTAATTTATCCGAATTTCCTTCACTTAATGCTTTTAAGGTTTGAATACCTTGATTCAATAACCATCCACCAAGAATTGCTGTAAAGAAATCTCCAAGTCTTCCAAGTGTAAACTGTGCTTTGCTAGCAATTTTTTGTGCAGGTGCTAATGCTGCTGCTTGTATCTTCTTCTCAATTAAACTTTCTTTTCCTTCCCTGAGTTTTTGTTGTGCTAATTTATTTTCTAGTTCTGCTGCTTGATTATCTTGTTTTTGTTGAAGTTCCTGTGATGTAGCAAGATTTGTAGCAATAACTTGAAGAGAACCAGTTAGAGCCTGCATTTGAGCAGTCATACCTTGAAGTTGTGCTGATACAACACCAAGTTGTAATGAGTTCTTAGTAATAAGTGCCTTAGACTCAGCAGCATTCTCCACAGCAGCAGGAGCAACCGCTCTACCTGTATAGGTAGCAGCGGACATTCTTGGTCCTCTACCGAATATTGGGGAAATCTCAACCATTCTGCTGTTGTGCCTTTAGGTTTTCTTCTTCAATATACTGTTGGAGGAAAGCAAGGTAAATTTCTTTCTCCCACGGTATCATATTTTCTAACTCTGTCAAGCTATATTTATGATGCTGCATCAAGGCAAAATTAATTCGGAAGTATGACTCAAGGTCAGTATGAGCCATACTCACCCGAAAAAACTTGCTAAGCCCTCAAGTACAATCTCATTATCAACTCCTGTGTTGGGATTCTTGACCACAACAGTGTGAGAGAGTTTAGGCATTGTAGCGAAGAAAGTTTCAATCTCTTTGAACTGTTTGGAGTTCAACTGTTCAATAAACTCTTTCAATTCTTTTTCAGTACAATCGGCAGCAGACCAAGACTCTTCCTCATTATAAATCTGCTCAATGCAAGACATAATGATACCAAAGGTATCTTCAACACCAGCATCAGCAATAACAAAGTTGTTTTGAATGAATTCATTCATTGAAGGATACTTCATCCTCAGAGTCAATTGATCATCAAGTTTGATGTCTCTTGAATGTTCTTCGTCGTGTTGAATTTGAATGGAATCCAAATCAATCACAGTAGGAACTTTTGTCGTCCCATCATCAGGGCAAGTCACAAGAACTTCTACTTCCTCACCAACAGACTTACCACGAATGTTGAGGAATAGGTATTCGATATCAAATGTAGAAAGTTCTTCTACTTTGACTCCACGAGTGATGATGCAGTTTTTGATTACATCTTTGACTGCACTAGCAATTTGTTTTGTATCCTCGCTTTCCATAGCGACAATCAAAACCTTCTCTTCCTTCACTAAGAAGGGTCTATACTTAATCTTCTTCTTAGTCGAAGGTATCACCAACTCATAGGTTGGTGTAGCAATCTTTGGTAAAGGCATTACGATTCATGCACATCAGTAAAATTATTTAGTGGGGTTATTGACGACCTCCACCACCAGAACCACCACCAGCATCACTGGTTGAAGTAAACTTAGCGTTACTAATCTGACCACTATTCAATATTGTAGATGCTGGATCAACATTGAATAGATTTGCATAGTTACCACTAAATGATAAATTGGGACTAAATCCAAGATCGTTGGTATTCAGGAAGGATGAACTATTGAATCCATACACACTATTCTGTGCATTACCATAAGATGAAGTAGAACCTTGCTCTTTGTTATTATAATCTCCAATATATTCATTGATGGAGCGAGACTGTCCAGAATAGTATCTGTCGTAATTAAATGAGGCAGATGCCTTCAATAAAGTAGAACCCTCATATGAAACTGGTGTTGCATTCAATGCGATTGGGAACAGCCCAAAGAATCTATATTCAATATATCTCTTGTAATCTCTTTCAAACTTGATAATCCTAGTTTCATCACACTTATACTCATTTGGATATCTCATTCTAAAATGATATCCATCACGCAAAGGATTTACTCCTTCACCACTCGTTTCTGAACCACTGGAAATAAACTCCATCCAGTGTTCAATAAACTTCAAGGACCTGTAAGAGTTATCAACATAGAACTCCATATCCATCTGGACGAAAGTTCTAGTGTGTGCAAACTTCTCAGCAACTCCAGTGAAGTTACCGATAACATCTGCGGTTGCAAGTCCACTGCCTGGAAGTGATGCTCTATTGCAAAGGAGACTAAGATTATCAGTAATAAATCTAGAATCCATACCCCTATCTTTGAGGTGCTCCCTCAATTCTCCACTCAGTCCACCAAACTCAACAACAAAATGAGAACTCTGTGCTACTTCAGTTAATGTTGGTTTTATCTGAGATATTTTTTTCGGAAATGGTCTAGGCACTCTAAATACTCTTAGGTGATTGTTTAGTTATTTAGATGTCATATAAGGGAAAATACAAACCATCTTACCCAAAGAAATATAAGGGTGATCCAACCAATATCATATATCGTTCTCTTTGGGAACGCAAGTTTATGGTTTATTGTGATAAGAACGAAAATATATTAGAATGGCAGTCTGAAGAGTTTTGCATTCCATATCGCTCTCCTATTGATAATAGAATTCACAGATATTTTCCAGACTTCTTTATTAAGTACAGAGACACTAGCGGTAAAATCAAATCATCTCTTATCGAAGTCAAACCACTTCGACAGTGCTCTCCCCCACCCAAACCAAAGAGGCAGACTAAAAAATATCTGAATGAAGCATATGAGTATGCTAAAAACCAAGCAAAGTGGGAAGCAGCAAGAGAGTTCTGTAAAGACAGAATGTGGGAGTTCAAAGTAATGACGGAGAAAGAACTCGGTATCAACTAATGGCGAAACGACCAACAGATACAGACATCAATGTAAACAGAATCCGTTCTGTTGTTGATAATATGACGGGTCTAGCAGATCCAGACGATAGGATGCTTCAAGTTCTTGAACTACTGACTCCAACACCAGTAAGATTGATAGAACCTGGTAAGTTATATCTGTTCATCTATAACGCTAAAACTCCAAACATCACATTTGACCAAAATCCCTTTATAGCAGTCACAGATGTATTTCAGTGGGGATTTCGTGGATTCAGTGCTCATTGGAGAGAACCAAGACAATATACCTGGAGTGAAGTAGGAACTGATGTTTATGAAATCTATCGTTCTGAGGTAAATGATGTGCTTAAACTGTCACTTATGAATAAGAGACTAAATAACTAAAAAACTAGGCAGATGCCAGACTATAATTTTAATTACAGTGATCTTGGTAACTTAAATTATGATGCGGGTGTAGACCTTAAGTTTAAGAATATTGATGCTGCAAAGAGGGGTATATACGGCACACCGCCTCCGGCGGATGTGATGCGGTATCCGCTGAAAGCGATTGAGAAGGAGCAGGATATGCTTCTTATTAGAATTTTTGATCAAGTACAGGCTGGGCAGATATTTGGTCTTCCTGGTGGAGATAAAAAAGAAGATACTACATCAAATCAAAAAAATATATCGATAGGTGCTCTCCCTGAGAAAAATAAAATTTTTAATAAACAGGGATCAACATATGATGGAGAAAAATCATTAAAGGCAAATGCAAGATATATTTGGTTACCTATCCCACAGCAAGTATCAGATTCTATCACAGTTGACTATTCAGAAGATACTTTGAATCCACTTCAAGCTGCTGGATTACAATTGTCTGCCGAAACAATAAAAGAAGGTCCAATTGTAGCGGCAGGTAAAGTAATGAATTTACTAAAACAAGCATCTTCAAATATTAACAATATAGATCCAAGAGCTTTAGATGCACTTCAAACAACATTAGCAGGGCAAGCTATCAATCAACTTGGTGCAAATGTTAATCCAACATCTTTAATTACTCGTTCTTCTGGTCAGATTCTTCAGTCAAACTTAGAACTCTTGTTCAACAAGATGACTCTTAGATCTTTCCCATTCACTTTTGACTTTACACCAAGAGATCCTGATGAAGCAGAAATGGTGAAGAAGATTATTAGAACAATTAAAAAAGCAACAGTTCCAAAGAGAGGTGATGGTATATTCATCAACTCACCAGACTTGTTCCAGTTCCAATATGTTGCTGGTGGTGAGAGACAGCATCCATTCCTGAACAGGTTCAAAGTTGGTGTTATTGAAAATGTCTCAGTTGACTACACTGCTTCTGGAACTTATGCGACATATAGTGATAGAACACCAGTTCATATTAGAATGACTCTTGCTTTCAAAGAGATCAATCCAATCTATATGGAAGATTATGATGATGCTGCATCAGAAGGTGCAGAAGGTCCTGGTATTCACGGAGTCGGTTACTAATGTCCTACTTTAGAGAATTACCTGATATTCTATATCAGTCAAACTTATTACATAAAGTTTCTTCTCAAGAATATATTCGAATCAAGAATATATTCCGCAGAGTTAAACTTAAAGATTGGATTCAAGATAATGCACGGTTTTTTAATAAGTATACTATCCGTGATGGTGAAAGACCAGATACTATGGCGGAAAGATTATACGGTACTCCAGACCGTGATTGGATTATTGTATTAACTGCTGGAATCACAAACATTAAAGACGAATGGCCACTGAGTAACTATGACCTGTATCGTTATGTTGAAAATAAGTATGGAAATGATTTAAATGCTATTCATCACTACGAAACAATCGAAGTGAGAGATAACAGAGGTAGATTAATTTTACCTGGTGGTCAGAGAGTTGATCAAAATTTTACAATCCCTACACCTTATGACGCTTCTGAAACTAACTTCTATGTTGGTGTAAGACCACAATCAGACAACATTAGTTATAAATCAGTTAATAGTGATATCAGTCCTATAACTGGTATTTCTAATTATGAATATGAAACACAACTGAATGAAAACAAGAGACGCATTGAAGTAATGAAACCAAGTTATCTTCAACAGTTCTTGAATGATATGAGAGAGTTGATGAACTATAAAGAAAGTTCCCAGACAGTCAATAGTAAACTACTGACCACTGAGAACACTAGACTTATTGGACCATAAGAGTTTTAGACTCTTATCGAAAATCATAACGTATCGGTGTTTGCGAGACCTATCTCTCCATTCACCTTCGGAGTCACCAATCTTTCCTCTTGAGTGTTTGGTACCATCTGCAAAGAAGAAATCTTTTTTTGCATCTGATAGACCACAATACTTAAAGTTACAAGCGCGATAGATTGTGCCACCGTGATACTCGCTATCAGCGTATGAAATGATTGCCCTGACTTTTGTTTCTTTTCTAAGTTGCTTAATTGCTCTAGCAACGAACCAAGAAGTAATGTTGTACTCTTCTTGCTGAGTATCAGGGTGGATACAAAGTCGTGAAAGTTCAAATAACCCTTCTTGTTCATTCCTCTCTAGACCAAATGCTCCTTTTGCAATTTCAGGAACAGGGAGACCTGTAAAAATACAGACTCCCTGAATGCCTCCAATATTCAGAGGACAGAATTCGTTGTTTTTATAAAGACCGTAATTATAACCAGATTTAAAAGTTTTAGATATATCCTTTAGATAATGAAACCGCAGAAGTAACTCTGCGGCTTCGGATTTATTCACACGGTCAATGTGGTAATCAGATTTCACTTGAATAAGAGATTAAAATATGCCGCCACCACTAATAGGGTGAGGCAGATCTGATTGTACTTCACTCCTCAGCAAGACGGGCAAAGTAGGACAGTGCATCGTCATCATCACTAGAAGAAGAACTAGATGCAACGATGTCTTCTGCGTTGAAGTCACCAGGGGTAGAAGTTACTGCAGGTGCAGTACCACGGTTGGAAGCACGGAAGTCTTCTTCTGCCTCAACGGTTTCCTGATCTTGGAACTTGGGAGTACCCTTGTTACCAAGAACATAGTCCAGGCGGGTCTTCAGTGCATCATAGTCTTTGAACTGGTCGGCAGCAACAAATTCTTGGAGAGAAGATTGCTTCTTCCAGATTGCTTCCATTGCGTCATCGTCGTCCAAGAGTGCGCTTTGTGCAGCGAACTCAGAAGAATCGTAGTTACGATAACCTGCAACGTTCTTTGCCTTCAGTTTGAAGTTAGCACCCTGCCAGAAGTCAAAGGGATCAATTGCTTCCTCATCCTCAAACTCAGGTTGCATAGCAGCAGTGAGTTTGTCGAAGATCTTTTTGCCGTACTTGTACAGCATCACACGACCTTCATTCTGAGGGTTAGCAGGATCTTTCACAACATAGATGTTGCTGATGTAAGTCAGTTTACGCTTCTGCTTACGAGCAGCATCTTTACCTGCATCAGTGCCGTTATTCCACAGCATAGAGTTGTACTCAGACACAGGATCTTTTTGACCCAGAGTAGTCAGAGAGTTTTCGATGTACCAACCACCAGGACCTTGGAAGGCGTGGGAGTACAGTTTCACGAAGGGAAGATCTTCGCTATCGGGTGCAGGCAGGAAACGGATAACGGCATAACCATTGCCGCTCTTATCACACTCCAGTTTCCAGAAACGGTCATCGGCGGAACCGCCACCGTTGTTGTTCATCTTTTCGACTTCCTTGACCAGTTTTTGAGTCAGGGAGCCCAGCTTGGATTGCTTTTTAAGGTCTGCGAAAGACATTTAGATTACCTCGGATTGAGTTGGATTGTTTGGATTTGCTTGGATAGTATAACAAGAAAACCGTCAGGCGTCAACGTATTTTTTGAGTGCCTCGATGGTTGCATTCATACTATTGAAAAGCATGGTCATATCGGTTTCAGGGGGGAAACCCATCATCGCGACTGACTTGCGGAGATTCTCTTTCATCTCAACCGCTTTAGGGTCGTCTGAAAGAGATAACCTAGTATACATCACTCTTTGCTTTTCTAGCAAGTCCTGAAGTATTTCGATGTGCTCAAGTTTTTCTTCTTTAGGCATCATACCGAAACCAAAGAGAGATCCGTAGATCTTCTCTTGAAGATTATTAATTTCAGTCAATTCCTCCTGAATAATTTCGGAGTCGAAAAAATCACTCATGCACCAATTCCCGCAATATCTTTTTGTATTTGAATACATCAATATTTATGAAGGGACTATATTTTTTCAATTTAAGACTGACGGTTTCCCACACAGGATCAGTCAACTTCTTATCGAAATTTTTTGAAAATCCCAAAACTTTGTCCCAGATCACGAAGTTTTCTAGTGAAAGTTTCTGTCCTAGATACGCTTTGAAGATTTTTGGGTGACCCTTGGAACAATCGAAGAGACTCTCCAATTCGTTCTCCGATAGTAATTCGTTGCTTTGTTCTTTGAACAAGTAAGTCGAACTCTGCCGTCGTTTCATCCACTCGGCGTAAGTCCTTTCTCCAGAATTGATAATCTCTCCAATCCATAGGTTCTGTGGGTTCTCGGCGGCAGAAAAATTAGATACCAAAAAATCAACAACCTCTTCATCGGAGTATTTGCGAGAGGTCTTCTCGAACCAGTACTTGTCTTTCCTCTTATTGAAAGAGGTCACACTAGCACGGGTTTTTGCTCCGTATTTGAAGAAATCGTATTTGGGATTTGTGAAATGATTTTTTAGTGACAAATAATGTTGATAAGTTTCAAAAGGAGTCACGATCATATCAGACGTAGTTCTGTCGTTCGGGATTAGATTTTATATTAGCAAAAGAAGATATGCAATATCTACCATAACCGTCAAAATAGTCAGAGTCCTGAATTTTGACTTTTCTTACACCATGCTCAACATAACCAGGAATAATGATCAGTGAGTTGTTAGGGCAAGAAAACTCATAATCATATGGAGGAAAATAAAGTTCTCCACCAGTGAATTTTTTAGGTTCTCTGTAGAAATATGTAAAAACTAGAAAAAGACTCGATGCATCAGTATGGGGTTTGTAATATTCCCCATTATGATAATATCTTATTTTTGTCACATCTGAGTTATTTCTAGTAAATGTTCTGCAAGAAATATCAGATTGAGACATCACATCGATGATATCACTTTTGAATATCTTACGATTTACAGTAAGTATATTAGATAACTTACTGTAATCTGGTTTGTCTTTATCTTGATTTCTTCTATAAACAGCATCTAACCATAATGCAGACGCATTGGTTTTATTAACTACCCCACCATAGTTTATAGCAGGGAGTAGTTTTCCTGGTTTAGTATAGAAATCAAGTTCTTCCCATATTAAAGACAGTTCTTCCTCATTATAAAAGTTTTCAACAATTAAATGTGGAAATGGACCATCATATAAAGTTCCTTCAAATTCTTGATTCATACTATAATGGAAGTTTTGCTCTTGAAGTCCTCTTCATGAAATTGAGTCTTGTAGCATCCCACTTCAGTTTTTCTTTCAGTGGTTTAGACACAAGCTTCGTTACAGAGTCTACTTCAAGTTCATTGATTTCGCAATAGTGTACGATAGCATCAATGTAATTGAGTTTTTCTTCTACGACAATTTTCTCAATTTCCATAGCAAATTTGGAAGGAGTTAAGAATTTACTCTCAATTGCCTTTTCTAGCTCTTTATTTGGTTCCATAGAGTTCCAGTTTATCTCTAACAAACTTTCCAATGTATTCTGTGAGAAGTTTGATGTACTTTGATTTGTCTCGCTC